GTGTCAAAATATAGACAATAACCATCGGGATTACTATCAAGGAAATTTTTAACGACAGCGAGGCTGAAGAAAGTTTTTCCAGTAGAAGACTCACCAGCAATGGCAGTAATCTTATTCCTAGATACACCACCAAAAATACTACCTGAAACGAGTCCGTTAAAAATGTACGAACCCGTGTCAACAAATTCTTCAGTGTCGTCGATGTCTGCGGCGAGTTTTGTGTAGTCATCTCCGATTTCTTTTACGATGTCTTTGAGAAAATCCATTTGCGTTCAGAATAATTTTGTTCATCAATGAGATTGAAACTTAGAGTTCTCCTCTCGTTATCATGTTTTTGTGGGAATACCATATGTTGAAGCCAACTAGGAAAGAGAATTACATCTCCAACCTCTTGTTTTGGTGTCCACTCAGCTGAAGTCCAAGGTAAGTAATGTCCATGCATGAAACAAAGTTCCGAGGGATCCTCAGGTACTTCTAGTAGTATTATACCAGATAAGTCCGCTGCATGTATATGAACTGGAGTAAAGTCACCTGATCGGTATCTATTTACCCAGGCATCTGCCATAATTGTTTTACCATCAAATCGATCATCACTTGATGGAACCAATGAGAGGCAAAGTTTATCAATATCAGATGGAAATTGTTCGTTGTAGAATTGACCCAAACCTTCAACAAACTCTTTAAGATGAATGGATTCGCAGAACTCTTCAGTTAGATATACAACATCAATATCTCTATCCAGAAGATCTGGTGATACTGATCTAGATTCAGGACCATCAATAAACTTATTGACCTCATTAAGTATAAACTGAGGACATTTAGCTTTTAAAATGTTGGGTCCAAAAGGGTTTAATAATTGATACTGAAAATGCATCATGCTATATTCCAAAGAATGTTACCAGCGATAGAAATCCTCTCATCATCACAATTGTAAAAAGGATTTACAGAATGCCCCAGATGTGCAGGGAAGATAAACATATATCCCTCGGAATTCTTATCCATAAAAATAGGATATGTTTTTATATTACCAAGAATATCAGCATATGTAAACTGAAAATCTGATGCAGCAGGACCATTACTTCCTTTACAAAAAGGAAGTTTATGTTGTTCCCTAAAATCCGTAGGAATTTGCATCCAGATTACAAATGACAAAATCCCTGCATGAGTATGGATGGGATTGAACTCATATTGCTTTTGAAAGTTGACCCACCAATTCATATCAAGAGTTACTGCAGGAGCACTATGATGCAACTCTGCTTGAAATGAAGCCAGATTGGAATCTATAATATGTTTGGAAATAGGACGCAATACAGTTTTCACAAAAAACCCATCATCATCATCTTCAAGAGTAAGACTTGATGAGATGTTTCCTGCAAGTTTATGTCCAATATTGTCGTTCTTTTCTTTTGCAATATCTATTCTTTGCCAGAGATAGTCCATGACATTCTCTGGCAACTTTGTTTTGAATATTGGAAGGTTGGGAAGTTCAAAAGGATCCCATTCAATTTCTTTCATATACCAAGAATTTTTCTCTGCCTATTGAAGTAATCGTGAAGTAACCAAGAACTACTATTCAGTTTATCAGTTCCCCCAGTACCATACTCAAACTCAACTCTAGGATTATCTCCATACATATCAACCTCTGGAGTATTATCCTTTCCGCGATCACCACCATTGGCAAAGACTACTGTCTGTGCAATTCCCAAACAAGTCTCAATGGCTCCACATGCAGATCCCTTCTCATCATATGGAACCGTAATCACGGCATCAACCATTTCCAGGTGCCTAATGATCTCTGCACGTTCTTTCCAATCTTGGAAGTACTGTCCTTTCTTATCCTTCAGCCACTCGTTTGTATTCAGACCAACTACCAAATAGTTGGTGAGTTCCCTGGCCTTTTTAAAGTATGCAATGTGTCCACTGTGGATAGGGTCAAATCCACCAGTGACTAAAGTAATAATTCTCTTCATGAAAAAAATGCCTCTAAAGTATTTCGCCTTTCAACTTCCCAACCAATACAATCAAGGATGACTTTGATGGGTTCAATGAAAGATTTGTTGAACTGAAGTTCATAGTCAACATACTTATCTAGGTCAAACTCAGAAGGGAAATCTTGGATGAAAGACATCACATTTTCATGAATAGGATTAGGAGTCTTGAGATAAACAAACTTAATCTTCTCTCCACTTTGAATGTCCTGATACTTATCCGAAAGTTTCTTTTGTTTCACATAGTGATTATAAAGGATAGCTCCACGAACATGGATAGGTGTACCCTTTGAATAAAGATCTGAAGATGACTTCCACTTATTGATGTCAGAAACACTCCGAGGGAAAGCAATATCTGATGCGGGAAGATCATGGAACTCTTTACGAGACTTTTCAATGAAGTCAATCATCTCATCTTCGGTTGCACTCATCATCAACTTCAGACCATCCTTAATCATCTTACGACAAGGAGCAGGAGTAGAAGTTTTAATAGCTTCAATACCCATGATCTTCAGTTTGGGTTCCTTATATCGAACACCCTCACTGTCCCACACATTAAGAATATATCTTTTCTTAGCCGTCCAGATGCCACGATCAGCAATGTTCTCACGTTTCATGAACATCTTCTGATCGTATGCGTTCACGTAGTCCGCGAGTTCTTGGTAAGAACGATCAATATACGGCTCAAGTTCCACTTCACACACCTTATCAAGGAACTTGACAACGCCTTCAGTAGTTTTCTCTCTTCCCTGGTATACATTTTCAACCAGAGGACCCATATTAAGGTAGATAGAGTCAGTATCAGAAGCAATAACATAATCAACATCCTTTGTTTTCAGTACACGATTCATATATGAATTCATCTTATTCTCAATCCAACGGATAGAGACCTGCCCAGACAATGTGATTGCCTCCGCATTGGCTAGTTTATAATATCGGAAATACTGATTACCGATTGCGCCATAAGCAGAGTTAAGAGCAATCTTTTTCGCCATCTGAATGTTATTGCAACGAGCGATTTCCTTTTCAAGTGCTTTAGTAGGCGTCTTCTCATAATCCTTCTTCGCTTGAATCATCTTCTTCTTGAAGATGACACGTTCGTTATACATCTTCTCCATTAATTCTGGGAGAAAACCTTTCTTGTCCTTCCTATACATTGCACCATTAGCACACACTGCATAGTCAGAATACATTTCAAATGTAATATCCTGGTTCAGAAGTTTATCTACCGTTGCTGATGGGTGTTTCTTATCCAGTAGAGTCTCTGGCGAGATGTTGTACTGCATAATGAGGTGAGGGTATAGGGAGTTGAGGTCAAAATTGACCACCCATTCATAAACTCCAGGCTTAGGTTCTTTAACATAAGCACCAGCATATTTTTCATCTTTCTGATTCCTCTCCTTTTGTGGAATGACAATATGTTGTTTCTTGAGATAGTTGTAGATGATTGCATCCCAGGTGCGAACCTGATATGCAATGTCGCTAAAGTTGACCTTAGCGTCATATGCACGGGTAAGACACAAGTCAATAAGTTTCAACTTATCCTCAAGTTTATCTACCAGTTCCACGTCAACAATGTTGTAGTCAACAAACTTGTCCCAGGCTTTAGTATAGAACTCTCGGAAGGTATCAAACTCTGAGTGGTCCAGTTTCTTCTGTCCCAGTTCTTCTGAGGCAATATGATCCAGTCGATAACTCTCCTGGTTAGGAGTGCCAGGAGACTTCTTATAAAGATCTAGGTAATCAATTACTGAGATACCCGCAACATCACAAGAGATATTCTTACGACCAGCAATGACAATTTCGTTACGACGGAGAATATTCCAGGGAGACATCTTCTTCATGGTTTTCTCACCCATGATTCTTTCGATGCGACCAGTCAAATACGGAATGTCGTAAAACTCACAGTTCCATCCAGTGATGACTTCTGGAGTGTTTTCTTGCCACCAATCCAAGAACCTATTAATCAGATCTTCTTCATCGTGACACTGAACATACCTAAAGTTGGGTCTATCTTGATTGGCGTAAGGTCTTGACCCAAAAGTAATAACTTTCTTAGTATTATAGTCTTGAATAGTAATGAGTAGAAGTTCTTCTGCACAATTAAAGGGATCTGGAAATCCGCTCTCTGCAGCAACCTCAATATCAATCGTAATTAATTTAATTTTACTGATATCGAACTTAATCTCATCTTCGGGATACATCTCTGAGATGTATTGATGGACATATCGTTCGTTCCCAAAGACAGCAAATCCATTGACAGAACTATACTTGTCAATGAATTCTCTACAGTCTTTAATTGTCCCAGGTTGAACTGGTTCTACTGGAATATTGTCCAGAGTTCGCCACTTAGACTTTCGTTTTGTGGGAACATATAATGTTGGTTGAAACTTTTGTCGATCACTAAAGTGTTTTCCATTCTCATATCCACGGATCAAAATGTCATTACCAATTTGGAAAACGTTAGTGTAGAACCTCATTCTTTCGTAGCAAGTTTCAAGTAAAAGTCGATAAGTTTTTTGTGTGGTTCGACCAATGTTAGAATTTTATCAGAAGAAATCATCACAACATTGTCGTCTGTAACATCTCCTAACCATGGGATCAAACGTTCTTCAGGAGGAGCATCAGTTTCATGCCTTCCCAAAATTTGATATGGAGATGTCAGTTTACAATCTGGAGCACCAATATCAGCAGCAACAGATTCAATTTGACTAATAAGAACAGTATCATTGGTCAGAATGATACATTGAATTTCACTTTCCATTGATTCCATAAAGTTTCTCAATTCGATCTTCGTAAGACTCTTTGACTTCTTTCTTGGGTTCCATAATCGACACCACAAATCCTGGTTCGATAGAAATCTTCCTATCCGAAGTCAGAGGTTGCCACTCAGTAAAAGCGACGTTATATCTAGGAGAATCATCTTCATCATCTTCATCCATATCCACCAAATCTTCTTCCATGAGAAGTTCGGGTTCTTGTTCCACCTCAACCAGTTCAGCAAAGAAAGGATGGTCTAGAACAGTAAAAATTACTTTATCTCCTTCTACAGCCTGTTTCACATCTGCGATAACTAGATCTCCAGATTCCATCAATACAAGTTTTACAGCCATAATTCAGTCTCTTTGTCTCCAATCATCAGGTTTGTCTTGTTTGAACCAATCAACAATTTCGTCAGCACCATCGAACCCCGTTTTGTAATTAGATGGGTCGGGGTCTCCTAGTCCCATCTTATTCATAAAATCATCTATACTACCCTCTTGAATATCTTGAGCAGCTTGGCGTCTTGCTTTGTTTAACCAGTCACGAGCAGTAGTGTGTCTCTTAGCGAGTTTCTCTGCCCAAATCATGTCGTCAAGTTTGACTTCTTCCTTGTTAGCGATCTTCTTACAGATGAACTCCAGTCGGAGTCTGTATTGGGTAGATAGCATGTTACTCCCGCAGTTTTAATTCCAGGTCTTCCAACCGATGATACTCAGCGTGTGCCCGCTCTTGGCGATCACAAATGATATCTAGAATATCTTTCATGATGATATCATTTTCAACGTAGTCGTCAAGGTACGTATCGATAGCTTCTTTAAGATACCGATACCTATGCCATTCCTGACTGTACGGTTTATAGTTCATGATTTAGATTTATTATGCTCGTATCATAAGCTGAAATTATTTATTTGTCAAGCCAAGAAAAAAGGGGGAGTGTCTGACTGTGACCAGACTTCCCCCAGCGGCGACGATATTCCTAAGTATTTAGAACCATTCTTTTCTCAAATGGTGGTCAGGGACGACCTTACCTAGTTCAACCGTCAGTAGCCCATCCTCAAAGGTTACCGAGCGAATCTCTGTATCATCCGAGAGAGTCCAGCTGCGGACAAAAGATCTTTGAGCAATGCCACGATGGGCATAGGTTTGTTGAGATTCTTCTTCTTTCTTTCCTTCAATGAAGAGTTTCCCAAATTCTGTATAGACTTTTACCTCTTCCTTCTTAAATCCAGCCAATGCAATTTCAAGTCGAGACTCTACATTGTTTACTTGGACAAGATTGAATGGGGGGTAATTACTAACCGATTCATTGAGAGTGAAGATGCGATCAAAATAATCGTCCATCCCAATGGCATTACGAGTGATTCGATCAAACAGCTGAGGAAGATCAGCCGCTTGATAGCGTTGTAGGTTTCCCATGATTGTAGCTCCTTAAAAAAGCGAGTTTGTGTTGTGAGGACCCCGAAGGCATCCACCACTATTTAGATAGTATATCATAAAAAAAGGGGGTGGTAAACCCCCCAAACCTATACGGTTTCTACCTTCTTCTTTTTGCCGATATTATACTTAGTCTCTAATGTCCAATCATTTTTATCTTTGTAAGATAAAACTTTGATCTGGTTTAGAGGAGCAACATCCATGGTGTCCTCTGGTTTGATGACATTAACAAGTCCCCAATCACTCAGGAGATTAATGATGCGATTGCGCCTCTGCACATCATTAATTGTAAGATTAGCGTGCTTGCCGTCCAGAGCAAACAACTCTTTAAAGTGAACAATATAATATCTACCCTGTTTGTGCAAGATATGGCAACTCTGATAGATCTTCTTCTCTTTCCTAGAAGCTACACCGATTCGTGTTAGAGTTTCACGAACCTTCAGAAAATCATCGGGTTCATTTAGTGTCACTTCTACCATCTGGTCGGCAGACCAATTAACTTCAGGCTCTGCAAATGCAGTCATTTTGTACCTCCAACGTCAAGTCGTTCTCTAATGTAGTCCAGTTGTTTTGTATTTAGAATCGTCAAGGCTTGCATTGCTTTTTCATTACTATATCCATAGTATTGTTTAACAAGGTCAAGGTCTTTAATTTTCTCTTTTCGGAGCCAGGGAGAGAATCTCTTCTTTTTCCTGAGACTATTTAGATAAAAGTCATATTGGAGTTTGTTTGGTAATTGATGAGACAAATTCATCTCATTAGCAAACATAATTGTATCCAGAAACCCAGATAGGCACTTGTTTATAATAAAAGCGGGATACTTCTTTTCACGATCAGGATCTTCTTTAATAAGATCTTGTTTGTTGAAGTTAATTGAGTTCAACCAGTCTTTGAGTTCCATTATTTAAATACAGCAGTTACACCAATAATTGTTGCTCCAGGATTTCGTGCAAGCGCAACCTCTCTTGCATCTTGATAATCCCTTGCAATCACAGTCTCCTTAAAGACCTTTCCAGCCTTGAAAAGAGTTACTTCACAAGTCATCGGATGATATCAATTTCGTCTGGATTAGTATTCCAGGTTTCAAGTTTGGTACGAAGTCTTCCTTCGGACTTTAATTTCTCGTATCTCTTAGAAGCTTTATTCTTCCACCACTTGATCAAGTTCTCGGTATGGAACTTTTCATAATTCTGGCCAGGACAGAGAGTTTCTTGTTCACCGAGAATAACTTCACGAGCATTGCTGAATCCATAATCACACATATAGAAACGCTTTTGTTCAGTCAGATTTTTTGCACTTGCAATCGCAGTTGTGAACTCCGCAACCCTTTGAGAAGGTAAGTTCTTCTTGATGATTGATATCATCTTTTGCTGGGTCTTGAGTTTGCGACTCGATGCATCTTCCTTCACTAGGAGTTTGTCGTTGTTCCTTGCTATGAACCATTTGTTCAGGTCTTTGAATATATCGTCGTGTAAGAGCGGTGTAAAATCGCTGTCAGTGAGTCCTCTGTACCTCATGTAGGGTTTGAGTCCATCATACTGTGAGGAGGACTTTGTAGACCCGTACAGAGAGGTGGTCTCAAATAGACAGATATCCGAACCGTACTTACTATTTAACTGTTCTCTAGCGGCGTGAGAACAACAAAGAAGGGCTAGGAGTTTACCACCCAGGTAGTTAAAACCGAACGGTTGAGTAGGGACAATAACAAATCCCATAATTGCATGACGATTGAATCTACTAAGTTCTGGTGTATCGCCCAACCACTCATTGCGAGGTTTGCTATTGATGGTGGGAGAACCGAACCGAATAAACCCAAGAGTCTTGTTAGTATTCTTCTCTTGGACAATCCACTTTAAAGATTTTCCAGGAATGGAAGTTTCAAAAGCATGAGACATCGTAATCTGAAGTCTCTCATTGAAATATTCATTCTGGAAAGAATCTTGTCTGTCTTTTTCTCCAGCAGGATATACTTTGATATCCATATCCTCTGGATGCATATCAAAGTCACTGAAGAGATCATCTTCAGGACGCATACCAAAGAGAGATTGTGGTTGATCGGCAATACGATCTAGTTTGACCGTGCGAAGATATTCATCAATCCTTCCAGTGTTTGAAAAATAATCGATAAATTTACTAGCTGCATATACTGCGTCGGTTTCACTTAGTTGCATGTTCAATTAACTCCTTTACAGAAGCAGACATGATTCTATATCCACTTCCAACATATACCTGTCCAGCAACTACGGCAATTGTAGCAATACCCCAAAAGACATAATACCATCTGGACTTAACCTGATGCTTCAGTTTCTTTTTCATGAGATCAGATAATCAATTTCTTTTCATCTGGGGTAACAAGTTTACTCCCAAAAATCTCATTATACTTCTTCTTAACAGAATCATCAAGTTCTACCATGTAAACTACATGTGACTTGGAGACTGTAATGTCTGCCACTTCCTTAGAAATGACAGTAGCCCAAGGAGCAAATCCAACATTCTGTGCTTGTGGGATTACAACAAGAGCATTTTTAATTGTGATATCGTTTTCTGTTTCAGATACCAGTTCTGCGACTAGTTCTTCACCAGTCATGACACGAATCAATTTTGCATTAATCATTTGAATTCACACTCCACCATAATTTCAGTCATCGCAGCAAGTAGGTTAATTTCTTGGTCCGCTACGAACGCGATCTGATACTGATATTTAGCAATAATGAGCACAGCAGCAGCAACGCTAGGACCGTCAAGGGTTTCAAAAAGAGCATCGTAAAGACGACGAAGAAGTACACCAGGATCATTGTCCAGATTATTAACGACCCATTTACGGACCTCGGGAAACTTCTTATCCTTAAGCGCCTTGATAAGGTCTTGAATATTGACATCGGAAAAATTAGCAAGGATCGATGAATCAATTTCTCCTGAGGATGCATGTCTCTGACATTCGTTCAGTACACGTCTCCAATCAGGGAAGTGTTTATTAATCAGTTCGGCAAGGACCTTTGGATCCGCCTTAATATTCTCCTTATCCAGGATGGTTTGGAGTCGTTTGAAGAACTTTGAGGCGATTGCGGGTTTGTTTTTCCCTGTAATTCCGAACTCGATGACAGAACACCGAGATTGTATTGGTTCAACAATTCGGTTTCGATAGTTGCAAGTAAAGATGAATCGGCAGTTTTTATAAAACGCCTCAATATTTGCCCGTAGGAGGAGCTGTACGTCATGGGTTGTGTTGTCAGCTTCGTCAATAATGATGACTTTGTGCTTTGTGTCAGCTGACGATAGTGAGACGGTCGAAGCGAAATTCTTGGCCTGGTTTCGTACCGTGTCCAAGAATCGTCCCTCATCGGATCCGTTGATGACATAATAGTCTACTCCAAGTTCGTGGCACAGTGCCTTTGCAATGGTAGTCTTTCCAATACCAGGAGGTCCAGCGAGAAGTAGATTTGGGATCTCACCTTTCTCCAGGAATGACTTGAAAGTTTTTTTAGTATCCTCGGGAAGGATACAATCTTCAATAGTCTTCGGGCGATATTTCTCAACCCAAAGAAAATCCTGGTTGTTCATAATTTAGTTGAAGTTATGCAAGTTGTGCCAAACGGCACCAATATTCATTTTACCATGAAAGTATCCCGCAACAATAACAGATAATGTAGCAAAGATTACTCCAAGGAACATACAGATTGGAACTGTGGGATTCTTTAGTGCCATCTAAGAGTCTTAAGATAATTAAGGACATCCTGACGAACGTCCATCAGTTCATGATAACATTTTTGGTTATGAGCACATGATCTCAATGCAGGATCAGGTTCAATGACAGACTCGATAAAGATATCCAGTCCCCGATTCCATTTGTCTTTCTTAGACTCGCCATCAGGAATAGTATTTTGATCTTTCATATATCAGACCCAATTTGGTTTACGGGATTGGTCACGAAGATAATTAGATGCAACCCAAGGTTTGCTGCTAACGTACATTTTGTAAGCAGTAAAAGTGTCAATGCTTGTGTCATATTTAAATTCATCGGGCATTGCACGAGCAAAATTATCAGCCATAGAATAACATGTTATTGCGTCACCCACAATACGATGAAACATTTTTTTAGCTTCAAAGAGGGTTTTGGCGCAAGTGTGAACCTTTCCATATCTATGTAGATACTCAGTTGTCAAAGCGCACCCATGTTGGATCAACCAGGCAAGATTGTAATGATTCTTTGCAGCCCACTGAGTACAAGGATGATTGCGAAAAGCACCTTTCCTTGTGTTATAAGGTTGTCCATCCTTACGATGAATATCACCCCAATTAAAATACCACTTGCTGTAGATGATAGAGATCATCTGACAAGACTCAAGTGGCATTTTGACAATATGTTTATCGGGAAGAACTACAGCAGACTTTCGTGGACATGGATCTGTTACGAATATGTTCATAGTAAGTGTGTTTCAATTTCTTCTTTATCGAAGAATTGCATGATGTAAGATACACCCCATGTTATCGCCTCTGGAGGAATGTCGTCAATATTTTCCTTTAAAACTTTAGCAGCATTAAAGATTCTAAAAAGACCAACACCCCTAACAGTTGCTTCAGAAACTTTCATGAATTCGGAGAAAGCTTCATCATTTCCATTTTTTACACCATCAACGTAGAGTTGACGTGCTTCTCGAAGGAGAACTTGAGTTTCAGGTGCAAACGTAATTGTTTCATCCTTTAAAGGAATCTCAAGAGTTTTCATACAAGACATACTAAATTTCATAGCACGTCTCGTTTCTTCAATAGAAAGAGCCCAATCAATCTTATCCCTAAAAGCGTGTTGGATAACACCGTTTGAACACTCCATTACTCTAAGAATGGCGATCTTTTCTTTCTCCTCATCAGGAAGATCTCGATAGATCGCCTTCCAATCCTTAGACATCACTCTTCCCAAGTAAGATCAGGTTCAAGAGCAATGAAGTAAGTCAGATCATACTCAGAGGACTTGAACCGAGAGAGAAGTTTTCTAGAAATAGAAACTTCATAAGAACCAGGAACGATCTTGATATTCTCAACTTTGAAGTGGAGACCAAAGTTCTTATCAGTTTCGCCTACAACGATTGAGAAGTCGTTAGACGTGTCGTTCTTTCGATCATGCACCATCAGTTTAATCTCACCCTCTTCACCGATCACAGAGAGGTCTGTAAGGTGATAGACTGCAGCAGCCTTAAGAAGACGATCGAGTTGAGAACTCTTCAGAGTAAACTCAACATCGACTGTAGGCAGGTCGATAGACTTGTCGGGAGGAGATACGATGACACTGGGATCAGCAAAGAAATACTTAGATTTCTGTCGTCCCTCTTTAAGGGTGACATAGCTAGATCCATTGAAGTTCAGTTCTGGTTCCTGAAAAAGATTCAAGGAGTTAAGAAACTGACCAAGGTCATAGATACCAAAGTCTTGTGGAAGTTCTTCATCGATGTTTGCTTCTGCAAGAATGTTCTTCATCACACTGATGGTGCGAAGCCTGTTACCTTCTTTGAACAGAATCGACTGATTAATCGACGAGAAATTACGCAGAAGATTAACAGTACGATCAGAAAGTTTCAAAGGGGTTTTCGTTTGCATTATGAAGTCCAGCGAAATGATAGAGAAGAATACAATAGTGGATGGCTTTTAGAATGTCAAGTTTGGATTTACCATCCTTCTTACCAAAGCGTGACAGATATTTGATAGCGTTAGATCGAGTGAATGCTTCTGCATCACCGATACTTTCAATCAAATCAAGAGTCTGAGTCTTAGACTCTTTGGATGTGTAGTGGGCACGATAGGTTCCTGAAAGATATTCACGAACCTCTTTAAGAGTTTTATCTTCTTCGTACTGCCAGAAATGAGGAGGTTTTTCCTCTGTTTTAATTACTTCTTTAGTTGTATAGTCAGCACCAGGACGACGACGAGTTACAGTTTTTCCCCCATCGGGAGATTCGTAAACCCAATCATCAGTTTGTGCAGAAACTTCACCAGTAAGTGGAGTGTATTCAAACCCTCCATTAGCGCTGATGAAATCCATATCAGATGAGTTCATATCAAAATTAAGAGTGTCAGTTCCAGCACCACCAAAAATACCGTCCATAGGTACTGGTTGTGCTGCACCAAAGTTTACCATACCTTGGTCAGATGTACCATAGTCGAAAGTGATTGTATCTTGTGCCGCAGGCGCAGGATTTCCAGTCAGACTAAAACCATCTTCATGCCAAAAGTCTTGACTGGGATGATCGGGAGGATACCGACCATCTTCATCACGTCCATCATCCTCTTTTACAAAAGGATTTTTACGATCAGGATCATTGCGATCATAATCGTACCAATACTTAGAATGTTCTTTGCTCATAAGTTCATCATAAAGTAACGACCAAGAGTTAACCATATTATATCAAACCTCAGATTCAAAGTCCACATCAGAATCAACTTTATCATAAAGATCCATGAAAGCCTGTTTGGTTTCATCATCAAAACGATTAAGGCAGACTTGAATAGCTTTCGCTTTATCACCAAAGATACTGTATGCCTTCACAATGTGGACCAGACGACGGGTAGAAATAACTTCTTCAACACCACCATCATAGAAGGTCTTGCGGATGATGTCAGCCCAGTCTACCAATTTGGTAGTGAACTGATCATCATCACACAATTTTGACAGGATCTTTCCTTCAGTAGCAGCAGTGGGATAAGACTGTTCAAAGGTTACTGGGAATCGCTCAAGGAAGGCTTCGTTGAGCACGTTAGTTCCAATGAATCGTCCATCGTCTGAACCTTTGCCTTTAGTGTTGGCTGTGGCAATGACGTTGAATCCACTTGCAGGAGTAATCCATTGTCCGATTTTCTTAAGGAATACTCCTTTCCCTTCAAGGATAGATTGGAGACAGAGAATTTTATTACTGGCAAGGTCGATCTCGTCAAGGAGCAATACAGCACCTCGCTGGAGAGCCTCGATGACTGGGCCATTGTGCCAGACGGTGTTACCATCAATAAGGCGGAAACCGCCAATAAGATCGTCTTCATCGGTTTCGATTGTAATGTTTACACGGATGAGTTCTCGTCCGAGTTGGGCACACGCTTGTTCGACAGAAAACGTTTTACCATTGCCCGAGAGACCCGTGATAAACGTAGGGTAGAAGA